TTTTGGAGCTATTATGCATAATTTTTTTCATTGTCTATATTTTTGTGTTTTTATATTAACACCAAAAATTTAAAAAATCGAAAAAGTGTTAACTGGGATATGAAGGATGCCTGTATTTCTTTTAGTTCTGGTTGCCCCGTTTTTTACGGGTTCAAGTAACTCTTTTCCTGTTAATTCTTTAAATTCAGGAACTATTTCTAACCAATCACGCCCATTTATACCTCCGATTTCTTTACTTAAATTAACCAAGTCTTGTAACTTGACTACCCTTTCCATTTTTAATCCTCTTATTTGTTTAAGTCGGTTTTTAGACATGATCCGTTTTTTGTCATTAACACTTTAAAAACCAATGTTTCTTTATTTTTTAAAGTGATTCTGAACCCGAATGGCCTCTTTGTTAGACTGATTATTCTAAACTTTTCAAAACGGTTTTTAAGGGCGGTGCCGTATTTTGCAGAAAAATTATTTTTAGCAGCTTCATTTGCTTTTTCATTCTTCCATTGTTCGGCAAGTTCCAGAATAAACCGTTCTCCACCAATGCCCATGTCTTTTTTTATTTCCCGAATTTCTTGATTAAGAGCATCCGCTCTTTTTTTACGGGCTTCCCATGCTGTGTCTATGTCTTTTTGTTTCACGGTAGCTTTCCTTTTATCCCATAATCTCCTGGTAGTGTAAAATCGTAAATCCAAGAAAAGTATAACCATTATTTAACTCTACCTTTTTGAAATTTTGCAGGCTTATTGTCTTTACCTAAATATCTCCTGAAAGCGATCCAAGGTTTTTATCGCTACATCCTTTGGCCATTTTTCAATAAGCTTTTCCACATCTTCAATAACTTTGTTTCTGCTTTTGCCTTTTTAACCCAGACCGTCGCCTTGGCTGTCGCTGAGTTTTTGTGGTAAATCAAAGTTCAACATTGCGGTATATTGCCGTTTCCGTTTGATTCGAGAAGCATTATACACTATATTTTACTATTGTCAACAATTCTTTCCGTTTTGTGCAAAACATTTTACTATTGACACGTCTTGCAATATTTTGTATAAAGAGGCAACTAATAAACAAGGCAACTCGCAATATGCGGTTCAATAATAATAAAGAGAGGGGGGTGATAACTTGAACGTTTTTTCAAAAGTCGAAACCGGGTGCGGGCTTGTCCCATATCTAAAAGCCGCCGGCGTGCCACTTTCTTACGAAAGTATAATGTTTTATAAAAAACAGTTGCAAAAAGTTGGGGCCGCCACTGTAAAGCAACGTGCTGTTTGGCTCTTTGAGGTTGAAGGGGCTATTAAATTTTTTAAAAACAGGCAAGATCGGCGGGTTAAAAAAAGCATTAAGTTCACGACTGCTTAATTTATAAAAAATAAAGGGAGAAAAAGATGTCTAAAGCAAAGGCAACCGCATTACCTGAAATCAAAGTATTGTCAGTGAAGCAGCCACACGCCCATAATATCGTAGGCGGCTTTAAAAAGATTGAGCACAGAACTTGGCACGTACATTATCGCGGGCAAATATATATCCAAGCGTCTGGTAAGCCGGTAAAAGTTAAGTTTGAAACTGGCGAAACCGATTTTTTGCCAACGGGTCTGGTCATAGGCCGGGTTATGCTGGTCGATATTGTAAAAAAGGGGCATTCTGATTTTGAATGGGTTTTAGAAAAACCAGAAGAGATTAAGCCTTTTAAACTAAAGGGGCAACAAAGCCTGTTTATTAGAGTAGTTGATACTTCAAAAATTGAGGTGGTTGACAACTATTTTGAGTGGGTAAACTTAGCTAAATAATCGTTCAGGTTCGTTTAAAAAAGGGGGCAAAGATGTTAAAAGGTTTTTCAACAAAGGCTGAAATAGCTGAAAAAATATGGAATAATTCGGCTGCTTGTTGGCCAAGTAGGTGGCGTGCTAAGAAAAAGTGGGCTGATTTCTTAACGTTTTGTAGTTGGTTTGAAAAGATATATGATAACAAAACGTTAACCCCGCTTGAAGAACAATTTCTTTGCGATTGTAGAGATTAAGGTGTTTTTCAGTATCAGTTTTAAAAAAGGGAGAATAGCAAATGCCGTTAGATTTTCCAGATTTACAAAGTGTACAGGTTCTTGCAAAAGGCTATAAGTTTCGTGATATCCAAGACAACGAAACAGAAGCCGATTATAGAGAATCTTTAGCTGATCATGTAACCAAGTTTGGTTTTGTCGAGGCTCAGGAAATCGTAACAAGGTCGAATGGGATAAGTTTTCCGATGAACAAAATCAAGACATGTTCTATAGAATATTAAGCACTAAGCAGGGGGCATAAGATAAGCAATATTAACGTACAAAGTACAGGAGGCATTTATAAATTCAAATGAAATCAACTTTAACCAAAATCAGTAAGATAAAATGTAATCCAAACAACCCTCGCGTAATTAAAGATCATAAGTTTGCTAACTTGGTTCAATCAATAAAAGACTTCCCGCAAATGCTGGATATTAGACCAATCGTTGTTAACAATTATGGGGTTGTTCTCGGTGGTAACATGCGATTAAAAGCGTGTAGGGATGCTGGATTAAAAGAAGTGCCAGTTATAAATGCTAAGGATTTAACAGAAGAGCAACAGCGTGAATTTATTATTAAAGACAACGTTGAATCTGGTGAATGGGATTGGGATTTATTAGCTAACGAATGGGATGCTGATTTATTAGAGGAGTGGGGGGTAGACTTTAATTTTGATTTGCCAGAAGATGATAATGAAGGTCTAACCGACGAAGATGCTGTTCCAGATGTTACCGAAAAACCGGTATCAAAAATGGGCGATATTTGGCTTCTTGGTGATCATAGAGTGATGTGCGGAGATAGTACAAGTGCTGATAATGTCGCTTTGCTTATGAATGGTGAAAAGGCTGATATGGTGTTTACTGACCCGCCGTATGGAATGTTTCTTGATGCTGATTATTCTGCTATGAAAAACAATCTGGATTTTGCGAAAGCAAAGGAATTTACTGGTGGTAAAAAATACGATAATGTTATTGGCGACCACGAAGATTTTAATCCAGACGTTATAAAAAATATTTTTAATTGTTTTGATTATTGCAGGGAAATATTCTTATGGGGTGCTGATTATTATTCTGAATACCTTGTTGATAAAAATAATGGAAGTTGGATTGTCTGGGATAAACGAGCAAACAATAATGATAATGTTGAAGCAGACGAATCAAGCGATAAAATGTATGGTTCGTGTTTTGAGTTGTGCTGGTCAAGAAATAGGCATAAGCGAGATATTGCCAGAGTGAAGTGGGCGAGCGTATTTGGGACAGAACAAGAATTTGACAGAAAAAGACACCACCCAACGCAGAAACCAGCATTGCTTGCTGAATGGTTTTTTGATAGATGGGGTAGTGCTGATAATTTAGTTGTTGATATTTATCTCGGTTCTGGCTCAACATTAATAGCATCAGAGAAAAAGAACCGCAAATGCTATGGAATGGAACTTGATCCAACGTATGTGGATGTGATTATTAAGCGTTGGCAAGAATACACGGGCAAGAAAGCAATACACGCTGATTCTGGTCAAGAATTTAAAACTGTTTGAATAAAATAATTATACAGGAGAAGGGGGAGATTGTGGAATTTATGGATTCAGATCTAAATACGTTTAGAGTTAGGTTGTGGATGGATATCCCAAAGTTCGATAGTTGGAAGGAGAAAGCAAGAAAACACAAAAAGGTGTGAGCTTTAAAAAAACCGAATAATTTGTTAACTATTTTTACGACTACAACGTTTTATTTATTATCCAACGCTTCATGTACATGTGTCGAACTCACATATTCTTCTGTTATCGGCACATGTAATGACCTTAAAATGCCGTCTTTATCTTTTTGGGATTCGCAAACAACAGTAAAGTAAAAGTCAGCATTTTGTTCTTCCTTCATTTTATCTGCGTATTCTGCCCTGTCTTTTTTTATATCTTCAAGCTGTCCTTTAGCTTCCTTAACACCGTCTACGTCCTTAAATAGCTCCGAAAATCGTGAGTCCCCTCAAACATAAAATCTACATCTGATTGAGAAAATCCCATATCATCAAAAGCAATATCCATTTCAAGATTCATTACCTCCTGTTCTGTTAAAATGTATATATGTAAAAATATATATACATTCTACTATGAGTTAAATACTTGACAAATTTTTGTCAAGTATTTATTACGCAAAACAAGTAAATAAAAAATTGACAAATAAACGGCAAATAAACGGCAAAAAATAGAGGACATTAATTATGGGTGGCGGGAATCCGAATCCGAGAACAGATCATTTAAAAGCTTGGCAGTATAAGAAAGGGCAGCCAAGCAAGGGTGGCCGCCCCCCCGGTACGAAAAATATTAGCACGATTTTGACCGAATTATTACAAGTAAAAATTCCTGGCATAAAAATTCCAGATATCCGAACGGAGGATGGTAAGAAAAAAGCCTTTACAGGAGGTGAACTGCTTGCTTTTAGGTTGTTTAACAGAGGAGTTATAAAGGGAGACATGTCTGCCATGAGAGAAATTATTGACAGGGTAGAAGGCAGGCCGTTGCAGAAGCAGGAAGTTACAGGCAAAAATGGAGAACCCTTGAGAGACAATACTATTTCAGTCGAATTCATTAAAGATAAGCAGGATATAGCTGATGAAGATCCAAATCCCTGATGCCTTTGCGCCTTTATTTGACCCCAAACGATATAAACTTTATTGGGGAGGGCGTGGTGCTGGTAAATCCCATTCTTTTGCTATCACTTTGTTGATTATGGGTTTGCAAAGATGTTTGAGGGTATTATGCGCAAGGGAAATTCAGCTTTCTATTAAAGATTCGGTTAAGCGTGTTTTGGATGATAAAATTAAAAAATTTCCTATATTTAAAAATTTTTATACAAGCACAAGGGAATCAATATCTGGTAAAAATGATTCTTTGTTTATATTTGCAGGACTTCGGCACAATATAGAGTCGATTAAATCAAATGAAGGCATTGATATTTGTTGGGTTGAAGAGGCTGATACGGTTAGTAAAACTTCATTGAAAATCCTTTTCCCAACAATTCGTAAAGACAACAGTGAGATATGGTTTTCTTTTAACCCGCGCAGAAAGGATGCTCCGGTATTTAATGATTTTGTTGTTGAAAACATGTATCCTGAGAGTTTGGCTTATGTAAGAAAAATCAATTTTGATGAAAATCCGTTTTTCCCCGAAGTACTTGAAAGGGAACGGCAGTGGTGTAAAAAACATGATCCTGAACAATATCGTCATGTTTGGGAAGGGCATCCTTTACAGCTTTCCGCTGCTTCTGTTTTTGCAGGAAAGTATAAAATAGACCGGTTTGAAGCTCCGAAAGATGCATTCTTTTATTTTGGGGCTGACTGGGGGTTTTCGGTTGATCCCACTGTCTTAATTCGTTGTTATGTGGATGATGTTAACAGACAATTATTTATTGATTACGAAGCGTATCAAGTCGGATGCGAGATAGACGATACGCCTGCGCTGTTTGACACTATCCCTGAATCGAGAAAGTGGTTAATTACTGCTGATTCTGCAAGACCCGAAACGATTAGTCATATGCAAAGAAAAGGGTTTAACATTGTTCCGTCAAAAAAAGGCAGTGGAAGTGTAGAAGATGGGATCGAATTTATACGCTCTTATACGACTATTATTCATGAACGGTGTACTCATGTAAGAGATGAGTGGAGTCTTTACTCTTATAAAATAGACCAGCGGACAGAACAAATTCTGCCCGTGGTAGAAGACAAAAATAATCATTGTGTTGATGCTGCCCGATATGCCATTGAAAAATTTACAGCGGGCAGTCCTTCATCATATATAATTGGATTATCATAAAATATTATGAAACAATTTTTAAATCGTTTTAGGTCATTTATTGCCAGACGCATTTCACCTGGTATGCTATTTATGCCACTTCATGCTGGGCAAGACTTACTAACCCCGGAAAATTTTAATTCTTTAGTTAATGCGAATCGAGGGTATGTTTACATTTGTGCTAATAAAAATAGCAACACGGTAGCACAAGCGAAGCTAAGATTGTATGTAACGCTGCCAAAAGGTAAAAAAGCTATTGTTCAGACTAGAAAACTTAGCAGAGAAGCTTTGTTTTATGTTAAGGATATAGGAGAACGGAGCAATATCAAGTCCATAATGCAAGCAGATAATATTGAAGAAGTCTTGGAACATCCTCTTATTAATTTGTTACGTAATGTCAATCCTGTGCGGAATAAGTTTGACTTATGGGATGAAACGGAACTTGATCTAGAATTGGTAGGTAATTCTTACTGGTATCTGATTAATAATAATTTTGGAGTTCCTGCTGAAATATGGAGACTATTACCGGAAAGAACAACCATAATCCCTGGCGCTAAAAATTTTATCGATGGATATAATTACCAACAACCGTCAGGCGAAAAAATAACTTTCAAAGAAGAAGAGGTCATCCATTTTCGATTTAGTAATCCAAAAGATTTGTATTATGGCAGCTCCCCATTAGCTGCCATAGCAGATGCTTATAATATAGGATTAGACATTAACAAATATCAAAAAACGCTTTTTAAAAATATGGGAAGGCCAGAAGGGTTTCTTCATACAGAACAATCATTAGCTCCTGGAGATTTTGAACGGCTTGGTAAAGCGTTTCAGGCTTCATTCGGTGGTGCCGACAAGATCGGTTTGACTCCTGCATTTGATAAAGGAGTAAAGTATGTTCCGGTATCTAATTCACCGCGTGATTTGCATTTTCTACAGGGGGACGAGAGAATAAAATCTGTTATTTGTAATGCTTATGGACAAAATCTAGGAATGTACGATAAAGATGCGACTCGTGCTAATTCTGAACAGGCAGAAAAAAACTATATAAAACAAGCGATTATACCACGTCTCAGGAGACTTGAAGAGAAATTAAACGAGAAATTAACTCCACGATATGATGAACACCTTACTTTTATTTATGATAGTCCAATTCCAGAAGACAAAGATTTTAAGCTGAAAGAGAGAGAGTCGAACTTAAAGACGGGTTATTCTGTTGTCAATCAGGAACGTATGATTGATGGTAAAGAGCCCCAGAAAGATTATGGGGATAAACCCCTTTTTCTTGAACCCAGTATTTCTGGGCGCGGTAACCAGCTTGGTTCGGATATGCCATCCAAGGCGGAACAAAAAAAGTTTGTTGATGAAATTGTAGAACAGGTAAAAAAGAGATTAGCATGATAAAAGATTTATTTTACAACAAAGATATGGCCAAAACCATTGCGGGAATTATTGTAGACAAACAGTTATATCTTGATACCAGACGGTTTACTGATAAAAAAGAACCACTACTTAGAAAGGCTGTTCAGAAGCTTTTCAAAATACAATATCAAACAGTAATGCAAAAGTTTTTATTGCTTGGCATTGACGGTATTGAAACGCTAATTGATGTGAAAAATGAAGCAACGACTTTTAATAAATTGCTTAAACCTGTTTATGCCAAAATATTAGAATCAAGTGGACAGGCTAATCTTGACTCTCTTTTGGCAAAAAAATCTATTAATAAGCAAGAATCTGATGGAGCTATTGCCGGCGTTACTTTTGACATGACTTATCCAGAAGCCTTGACGTTTCTTGAAACATATCCATACCAATGCAGCCTCGTAGTAAATAACACTACTCGTAAAATACTTGTGAGCCAACTGCAAGCGGGTATAGAAGAGGGTGAAAGTGTTTTAAAAATAGCAAAGAGGATCAATAACGTATTTAATAACGCTGATATGACCCGGTCTTTTATGATCGCTCAAACAGAAACGTCAAGAACTGTTAATGCTGGTACAAATATAGCTTATAAGCAATCAGGGGTGGTAGAAGCAAAAAAATTGTTAACAGCAATGGATGGGAAAGTTTGTCCCTTTTGTAGGGATGTGGCTAATACCATTGTCGATGTTAGCAGTAATTTTTTTGACCAGGGAGACACGCTTGAAGTCTTATTGGATAACGGGAAAACAACAAAGATGACTTTTGATTACGGGGATGTTGGTTATCCGCCTCTTCATCCACGCTGCCGATGTACCATAACGGCGGTTTTGGTTAAATAAAAAAATATCTTGACATTTAAAAAAGAATCTTTATAAGCAGAATACTAATAAAAAATAGGGTTTTTTCGGATACCGGCCAGTTGAAGAAAAACGCAAGATTTTAAAAAGGCATATGTTGGGATGCCCACACATCCCACGTATGCCTTTTTTTATGCCCTATTACTTACCCAAAAGGAATTATCATGACGGACCTTATAACTACAGAAATAAAATTCAAAGAATTTATTAACGATATTTGTTCAGATTCGATGTTTTCGATAAAAGAAATCCAAGGAATACAAAAAGAATTCGGAATTGAAGACGATACCGTTATCATCAGAAAAGGCTTAACGCCAAAAGACATTGAGTTTAAAGAAGGCGAAAATGCCGTTATCAGCTATATTTCTACCAAAAAACTTGACCGGGATAAAGAAATTGTTTTGCCTAAAGGCGCTGTTTTAAGTGAATTCAAAAAACATCCGGTTGTCTGTTTTAAGCACAATAGAAATATACTGCCTATTGGTAAAAGTGAATGGATTAAATTAGATGATAATGAACATGGCCTTATGGCTAAAACCATTTACAATGTTGCGGATGAGTTTGCCAAGAAGGTATATGACTACCGAAAAGCCGGGTTTCCTTTGGCTCAATCAATGGGGTTTCTACCCATCAAAAGAATATATCCTTCTTTTATCAGTAGAGATTCTAATGAAAGAGCCTTTTTAGAAGAAGATTTGAAGAGAGTTGGTTTAACCCAAAAAGACGTAAAGGAGTGTCGGTGTATTCACGAAAAATATCTTGTTTTTGAATACAGTGATGTTCCTGTACCTGCTAACCCGGAGGCATTACAAATCGCAATAAGCAAAGGATTAATCAATGCGGACGATGGTGTTATAACAAAAGAAATTGAAAGCAATGATCCGAAACCAGAAGAAAAAAAAGATACCACAACAAAAGAACCGCTAAATAATGAAATGATTGAAAAAATAGCAGATGCCGCTAAGGGGCCTGATATTCTTGATCGTCTAAAATTCCTTACAGAAGAAATGGCAGAATTGAAAGAGGGGCGGGTTCTGTCTAAAAAAAGCATAAAGATGGTCGGGGATGTTATTAAAGATTTA